TTTGTCATTTTTTTGCCTTTGATCTCTTTTGTTCTTCTTCTTTATACATCTTTTTTATTTCATCATCTTCAGATTCTCCTGCTTCAGGAGGAAATAAAAAAGAAAAAGGATCTCCTTCATCTAAAACTCTTTGTCCAGTTTTTGCTACAGTAGCTGCTTTGCTATTAGGAGAATATGTCGCAACTGCTCCAGCTGCTAAGGCTGGAATTAATCCCACCCCCACTCCTTTCATAGATTTCAATCCATCTTTTATAACCCTTTTTAAATTTTCAAAAGGATAGTTTCTTTGAAACCAATGACCAGTTCCACTATATAAATTTTGTAATTTAGTAGGAGTCATTTTATAAAATTCACTAGGAAGTAAATCAGGTACTTTTTGACTTTCAAATTTTTTAATAGATGACGTATTTAAGAAGCTTTCCATTTTTCCCGGATTATTTTTTATATAAACATCTAATTTATCTTTTATATTACTATAATATCTAGTAAGTTCTTCATCTGACATCATTTCAAGTACAGTAGGTTTGTGGTTTTTATCTAGAACATTTTTTCTAAATTTTTTTAATTTATAATCTGGACTTAATCTTTTTTCTACTTCTTCTTGTACTAAAGCCAATCTTTTAGCAGCTTCATCTATAGCATGACCGCCTGTTTCATGAAACCCTATCCCTTGCCCCATTTGCCTTGTTCCTAAACTTTTAGAAGTTGGAATATCGTATCTTTTATCGATCTCTACTTCAGTAGGGTGATATGTTCCATGAGCTGCTTCGTCGTCTTTTGTTAAATCTCGTATTACTATTTTTGGATTAATATCCAGAGATTTTTCTAATTCCGTCAGTCCTTTATTTGAATACTCTTTTGCTGTTTGAATAGCTTCTACTATAGGTTTATCAGCTAACCCCTCTACTTCATCTAAAGCCGCTTCTCCTAGTAATTGGTGCATTAAATTATCTGTAAGGTAGGCTTTTCTAGTTGGACCTAAATTTTGATTTCTATATTTTTTCTCTACATAATTATCCATGTAGTTTTCTACTGCTTCATCGTCTCCAGACATTTTTTTTAAATCTTTAAAAAGTTTTCTTACTAGTTCTGACATATTATTGTTCCGGAACAGTAGTCGTTGGGAGGTTTTCAAAAGGAGCTGGAGGAGTTGCAGGCTCAGGAACTCCCGGCATCATCTGTTGTGAAGTTTGTTGAGATCCTTCTGCCACTTGTGCAATGGCAGACTGACCTTCTGAGTTCTGTGGAGGGTTATTAGCTAAATCTTGACCCGGTTGAGCTGGGGCAGGAGCTGGAGCTAAAGGTTGTTGATTTGTCATAGTTAAAACTGCTGGATCTGTACTTCTAGCAAAATCAATATGCTCTTGTATGTGTTCAAAAATAACTTTACTTTTTTCTTCGTCGGTCCTTATATCGATGTCGTTTAAAATAGTTCGGTGTCTCATAATATGTTCTTTATGATCATCGATTACTAGAGCTGGAACTGATATTCCCTGCATTAATCTTTCATTTTCAGCTTGAATTAGATTTGATTGATCTACTGGACTTTCCATCATACCATCTAATCTACCAGTGTTAATAACTTGAGCATATTGCTGAATTGAAAATTCTTCTGGTTTCATTTGCATGAGTTGTTCAGCCATTTGAACTCTTCCTGCAGTTGTTCTTGCTAAAGGATTTCCTACATCAACAAGTACTCTATTAATATCCTGTATATCAGTTCCTTTGAATTGAACTAAATATTGTCGATTATTTACTCCAATAATAGATGCAACTCTAGGAGCCATTGCATAATCTTGTAAAATTTCAATAATTGCAACGCCTAAATCTTCAACCAATTGTACGTATTGATTTTGCAAACCCGACTGGAATTGAATTGCCATTGATTGAACTAGTGCTAAAGAGTTTCCTGATCTTAAATTTTGAGCAGGATCAGGAGTTCCTCTTGTAACTGAGTTTATTCCTGAAAGCTGTTCCATTTTTGATTCTAGAACAGATAAAAAATTAAAAGTTTCTTGAGATGTTCCTAATAGATTTAGAGGTTCAGGTTTCTCTGTACCTTGGATTATGTTTAATCCACCGCCAAGATTGGTAATATCTATGTTTGTTCCCGATTTTACAAATAAATTTTGAGTTGCAAATGCAATATTGTTAGACATTATGGAAGAATATAAATGATTTATACCTTCTTGCAGAGGTAGAAGATCAAATAAATTAGAATATCCAAAGGGAGTTCCTAATATCTCATTGGGACTCATTCTAAAAACAGGGATTCTTCTATATGGAAGATCTTGATCATGGATTATAATTTCATCCGATAAAAATACAAGTTCTCTACCTTCTGGTATTGCGTCGCATTTTTTATGATACATTGTCCAAACTTCTACTTGATCAGATTCATTTTTTCTAAATACTCGAAGACTACTCTTATCTTGTTCGCTTTTTGTATCTAGTGCCAGTATTTTATCTTCAAATTCTGGATACTTGGCGGCTAAATCAAACTTATTTTTATAAGTTCTTACTAATATCCAATCATGATTATTATCTTCTCTGTTTACATCAAATACGACATCAAATGGAGATACGTTTGTAAATCTCAAGTCTCCTTCGTAGATTTTTTCACCAGTTTCAGAATCTTCTTCTACTACGCTACCAGCAGTAGCATCCCACTCTACTTTTACATAGCCAGCACCTAAAACTACACTAAGTTCTACTGCTTTATTAATGTACCTTTCAAGTCTTTTTTCTCTCATGTAATAGTCTAAAAGACCATTGGCTAAACTGACTTGCGCACTGGATTTGTAATCGCTATTTGCAGCTCTAGCTTCCATAGAAGGTCTACTGGAAGTTGTCATTACATACATATGTTGAGCTAAATTTCTAATATGATTGACAGGGAGTTGAGCTAGCTCACCTTGTTCTCCAGCAAAGGTTATGGTATGACCTGATGCCATATCTGTAAAATACGCACCGTGATATGCTGCCCAACAAGTTTTTAATTTTTCTAGATATCCATTAGTAGTTAGGGTATTTTTCCAATCTGTAGCTTTATCTAAAAGCACAGAAGCGGCTTCTTTACCTTCTCTAGCTGCGAAATATGTTTGTTTAGCCATAAAACCTCTACTAATATTTGTTTAATTTTTCTTGTAACTAAACATACTTATGAGATGTTGCTCAAAAGATGATTTATCTGAATTACCGATTCTAAAAGAAGAGTCCCCAACTGACATTCCGTATCCTTTTGGGTACGGATTACGTGTATACGCTATGTTACGTATCAAATATGCAAGTGCATCGATTAAATCGTAGTGTCCACCATCCAAAGATCTCTCATATTCTGTTTTATTTTTATTCCATGTTGCATTTTTTAAATGAAAAATCAACTGCTTACATTTTGGATTAATTATAATACGTTCTTCTGCTATTAAGATTCGAATTTGGTTCAACCAAGCATGTTTATTATCTTTTGCTGTTGGAATAAAAGAAATTCCATAATCAATACCTAAATCATTCAATAAAATCAAATTGTTATTATCCGCTATTCTTAAATATGGCTTCTTCAGTCCCCATAATATTTCTTCTGTTTTTTTTATGGAAGCAGCTAAATTTGCAGTGGTGAAGCTTCTACCTTTAAAAGTAGCTTCATCTTCGATAATTATCTTACTAGTCAAAAAGTCATAATAAGCGTATAAAACTCCGGTTAAATCTTTTACCCCAATATCCATAGAAACATAGGGATCAAAATATGTCGGTCTTGCATATTCTTTTACAATCCTAGAAAGAGTTTCGTCATTCGCTTCTGGTATTACGGCATGATCTTCGTCCGTAATCATGATATTCAGATACTCACGTTTAAAGTCTACAGAATCGTACCCTCCAACTTCTTCTGCAAATCCGTCAATATCTTCTTTTGTATATCTAGGACAATCGTAAATATTTCTTTTTACTAAAACTTCATCAAATTCTGCTTTTTTTACAAGATCCCAAAACTCATGACCTTGAGATTTAGGTAAAGTAGAGATGAGAATCATAGGTCCTCTGGTAGTATTCAGTTTAGGATATAAAACAGATCTAAGACCGTATTTTAAATCAGCCATAAAGCCACACTCATCTACAATAATCATGTGAGCTTTAGGACCTCGTGCTGATTCTATTTCTTCAGCATTAAATCCATACAATTCTAGTTTACTTTTAGTATGAGGGAATACATAAGAAGATGAATCTCTGTCAAATTTTGGTTTTATATCTTGAGGGCATGATTTGAACAATTCGTCAAAAGTGGCTTTTACGATTTTTTTACCTTGTTTTAATCTTGGAGCAACATAACATACCGTAATATTCTTACGGGACATTAGTTCCTCCACTGCCATTCCAAGTGCTCCATAACTTTTTCCCATCTGTCTTGAAAAAACAGCTACGTGAGTTTTTCTCTTCGTATTTTTAACTTGATCTCTTAGAATTTTTTGATTTGAATCTAAAAGGAAATCTGTTATCTTTCCTTTTCTCCAAAGTATTTCTCTTGCTTGTTCTGGTGTGATTTGTAAAGGGTTATTGTTCGTTTGTGTCATCTACAACCTGTAGTGCCAGCTGTAGCAATTGGTCTTCTGATAGAGAATTCTTTTTCCCAGATTTTTTTTCTTCTGTTGTTGTCTTTCCTCTAATTAGCATTAAAGATTTTACATAAATTTCAAATGCTTTGACTTCATTAAATTCAAGAGGACCATTTTTTGCTGCTTGGTACAATCTATTTATTTCTAATTTACAAAGTTCTTCTTCATTAGATCCTACAGATATTAAACTAGAAGTATGTTTAGTAACTTCTTCTAAATGATATAACTTATCTTTAGTCTTATTTAGTTCGTTTTGTAATGATACAGTAGTATCCATTAATTTCTCTGTGAAATTTTTTAAATCTTCGTAGTTTTTATACTTATTCAAATCTTCGTATTTCATCTTTTAGCCGTTAAATTTATCGCAGCTTTCAATCCCTCACTTGAGTTCTTAACTTTTACAATCTCATTAGCTAGTTCTTGAAATCTTTGATTGTTTAGATCTTCATTTTTAGATATTCTAACTAGAGCTTCATTTTCGATTTTTCTATAGTTTAAAAAAACCAAACCAAATTTATACCCCAATATTGCTAGAATACAGATAGAGTCTACGTAGGTTCCAGAAAATAATATTAATCTTAAGACAAAGAGACACAATAATACGAACATAATTTGTTGATTTCGCATTAATTCTTCCTATGTTAAAAAAGAGACTTTGTGTTACTCGCTTGTATAAAATTT